TCATACAAACAGAAAAGCCACCTGAGCTTCCTCAGATGGCTTTAGTCTGGTTGACCGATGGAGAGAATAATCGAACTTTTCCGCTCCATCGGAAAATGCTGATTGATTATCAGTTTCACCAAAATCAATAGGCAAATCAACGGTGTGGTTATCTCCGAAAGCGTTAAATACAATCTTTAAGTGCCCATTGTCATCGTCATCGTAGACATACACGGATATCAGGAATGTCTTGAAAAGGTCTTCCTGATATTGGCGGTCGTGGATGTCGCCGTTTCTGAAAAGCAGCAGGCTGGAAATCAGTTTCTTACGGTCAACATGGACAACTTCCTCTTTGGCAAGTGACAGCTTTGACTTCAAGTCGGTACGCTGCTTTTCCAATTCTATGAGCCTGTCACGAGTTGTTTCTGTGACCACACCCATCTCAATGGCTTTCATCACGTTCGAGATAGACGACTGCACGGCTGCCAGATCGCCCTCGATGGAATCAAGCTGGAGATTCCTGTCTGCCTTCTCCCAGTATTCCACAGTTTTATCGGCAATCCATTCGATGGCATCATCGGTCAGACAGTATTCCTTGATGGCCTGTGCTACCGCTGGCTCGATAACATCCCGGCGGATATTCTTCTTGTCACAGGTGCGCCCGACACGCCTGTTCTGACAAGCGTAATAGTAGTGGATATCTCCGGTCTTTGATCTGCCGGACATTCCGATCATGTAGCCACCGCACTTCCCACACCGGAGTTTCCCGGTCAAAAGATAGTCCTCATCGCCGGGACGGTGACGGCCATTCCTTTTCAGTTTTTTCACTCGGAGTGCCTCCTGTACCTTGTACCACAGGGTATCATCAATGATGGTCGGGATGCCGCCCTCGATGCGAACATCGCCGTATATGTAGATGCCACGGTATTTCTCGTTGGAACACAGCCTGTGAAAGCTGTTCTTATTCCATTCGCCTTTATCAGCTGTTTTTATGCCCCGGCGGTTCAGATCACGGGCAATGTCCGTGAATAACTCGCCAGAAGCGACACGAGCGTAGACCTCCCGGACGATGGCAGCCGCTGGCTCATCCACCACGACCTTGCCATCCTTACCCCGCTTGTAGCCCAGAGGCTGCCGACCATTGACCATGCACTTGTTGGCATTATCCATCAGACCGCGGCGTACGTCTTCAGCGAGGTTGTCCGAATAGAACTGATTGACATTCATCATGCTGCGCAGGGCAAACCGCCCAGCGGCTGAATCGTCAAAATCTTCCTCGGCATAGTAGACTATTATGCCGCAGTCCATCAGGCGGGATTCGTTCACCATTGCCTGCATCATGTTCCGTCCCATGCGGTTGGACTTCCACGCCAACACATAGCTGAATTTGCCTTTTTCGGCATCGTGCATCAAGCGCTGGAATGCCGGGCGGTTATCGGTGCGACCGCTGATCGCCCGGTCTTCATAGGTGGCAATAATGGTCAGACCGAGTTCTGCAGCGTGCTTCCGGCACGCCTCGATCTGCTGCTCAATGGAAACATCCCTTTGGTTATGGGACGAGTAGCGGGCATAGATGACGGCAATGCCCCCGGCGGGCTTCTTCTTTTTTGCCATTATCCATCACCACCCACATCAAAACGGTAGATACCATCGTCATCCGCGAATGAAATTGGCTTTCCGTTCCACATTCCAGCGGCCTCAAGTTCCGGCATGAGTTCAAACCATTGCTGCTCCGAAACGATTGGAATATTCAGGGCATCCGCTCTGTCGATTTTCTTTTGCATTGAGTCGCTGCACACAATCAAAAGACCTGTCTTTTTTGACACGTTCATGTCCATAGTCAAGCCATACGCAGAAATAATATCAAGAAAATCTGTTCTATTTCTCAGCATGACTGGATTCCCGGTCACACAAACACTCTTAAATTTCTGCAAGCGCGATGCGATTTCTTTCAGATTCATAGAGAAACACCCATCATCTTGTTGCCGCCAGGCATAACGGTCAGAATGACAGAAGCTACGATACCCAAATATTCCGTTACATTTTTGCCTTGTATGTTGTCAGTTGTAGTCAAAAACATAATTATCCCTCGCATTCTGGCATTATTTTACAAACGGCTGAAAACCATGTGCTATTCTGGTATAATCAGATAAACTGCTGGCAGTAATTTTACAGAAAGGAGCGGAATATTATTGACGTTTCCATCGATTCCGATGATGTCCGAGAGCAGCTTCGCGCCATGCTGGCACTTGAACTGTTCTTGCATCTGTCAGCAGAAGATCAAGAACGTGTCATTGCTTTTCTAAAAAGCCTTTCATAACATAAAGAACGGCCTTTTTCTGCTCGGTGCTGAGCTGATTAAATAGTTCGACGAACTCTTTACTGCGCTCATCCTCTTCCATGGGGATGGGCGCAGTTTTTCTTTCCATGGGAACATCGTAGCCCATCAGCCATACCTCTGAAACATCAAGGGCTAATCCCAAGATGGTTAGCTTATCTTGCCGAGGAACGATTTTCCCTGAAACATATTGGGTCAAAGCGGTTTTTCCAAGATTGACACCGTAAGCGCGGCAGTACGGCTCTGCAAGCCTCAAAACATCAACCTGTTTCAGACCTCTGATATTCATAGCTTCTTGCAGACGTTCTGCGGTCGTTGATGGCTTCATTTGGTTCACCTCCAGTATGGTTACATCATATCATGGTATAAATAAAAGTTCAAGTATCCCAGCCAAAAAGTTCAAAAAAAGTGAATTTTTGTATTGACAAGGAGAAATCGTTGTGGTAAAGTGTGAACAGTTCAGTTAAACTGAACCGAACGGAAAAGAGGTGAAAACGATGCAGAGAAGCTATAACAAGCTGCTGGGCCGAATCGTTGAGATTTTCGGAACCAGAGGGGCATTTGGCAAGAGTATGGGATGGTCGGACCGCACCACATCTCTCAAACTCAACGGTAAGGTTGACTGGAAACAGGACGAAATCGAAGCTGCGTGTCAGGCACTAAAAATCGAAGTGTCGGATATCCCAGACTATTTTTTTGCCCTGTAAGTTCAGTTAAACTGAACAACGGAGGTTTACATGGATAGCGTTCCACACATCCACTTGGATGAAATCAGCCCCGAAGATACCGCCCGGCTGGCGCGGGGCTGCAAGAGGCTCTACCTCAAAATCATGGCCATGCCGGACGGAGAAGCCAAGCTGGATGCCGCATGGGAGGCCTACCAGCAAAGAAAGAAAGGGGAGAACAAGACGTGATTAAGATCCTGATGACCGTGTACGGACTCACCGCTGAACAGGCAGCAGCTCGTGCCCCGGCGGCGCAGTTTGTTTTGACTGCCGTCGTTGCGGCCGTGTTTGTCTGGCTGGACAGCAACGGCACGTTCGACGGCGTAGGCCGCTGGATGGGTCGGACGCTCCGGGAGGTGCTGGATGCTGTATCCGAGGACTGATGCGGAGGCTGGCTACCCTGACCCTCCTGTGTGCCCCATCTGCCACCAGCGGTGCGATACCATCTATCGCGCCGAGGATGGAACAATCGTAGGCTGTGACCACTGCTTAGAGGCCACAGACGCATGGGAAGTCAACGAGTTCTTCCCGGAAAAGGAGTGATTTTATGAAAGGATTGGTATTCGACACCGAGAATCAGATGCGGTTCAAGGACTTCGGCGAACCGCTGCTGGACAACCTCCAGAAAGAGGTCGGCGGTTGCATCGAGGTGGTTCATCCCAAGTATCTGCCGGAAGGACTGTGCATGGTGATTGATGATGAGGGACTGCTGAAAGGCTACGCCATCAACAGCATTGCCAGCATTCTCTACGGTACGCCGGAACATGGTCAGCCCATTGTGGGCACCGCTGTGATTCTCCGTGAGGGCTTTGTGGCCGGGGAGCTCGACTTTATGAGCCTGGATGACGGAGATGAAGTTGGCCTGATGCTCTTGTTCTCTGCGCTCGGTATCTGCATCAAGAACGAAAGCGAGGCTGAGTGATGGATCTGGAAAAATTCTACTTCACATACGGCTCAGATGATGTTCAGCCGTACTGTGGAGGATGGACGGTGGTCTGGGCACCCAACTACCACATGGCGTGTCAGGCGTTCCGGGCAGTCCACCCTGATTGCATTCCCAATGTTCTCAACTGCGCCAGCGTGTATAGTGCAAAGGAGTTCGAGAAAACCAAGATGTTCGGCTCGGAGGGCAACTTCGGCCGCCGCTGCCGGGAGACCATCACGTTGAACATCGCTGTCAACAAGACCGAGGAGGAGATGATTTTTTGAAAGCCAAGAAATTGACCCGCCGCCAGAAGGAAGCACTCTCTGCTGCCGGTTGGGACTGCACCGCATATCTCTGGGTTCGGGATATCCCGAACGGCATGGTGCTCCTGAATAAGGACACTGGGAAAACCATCATTTTTGGAAAGTAAAAGGAGGATGCCACATGGCACAGGAAACCTCATTGCAGGTTATCGAACTGCAGCAGTTGCCTATCATCGTTGAGCGGCTGCACAGCGTAAAAGCTGACATCGAGCAGCGCACGGCTGACGCGCTCTCGCTGGTCTGCACAGAGCAGACTTATAAAAGCGTCAAGGATGCTCGCGCACAGCTGACCAAGGAATTCAAGGAATACGAAGCCCAGCGCATTGCTGTCAAGGAAAAAATCCTTGAACCGTATACCGAGTTTGAAAAGGTTTATCGTGAGTGTGTGACGGTGCCGTTCCAGACCGCAGACACAGAACTGAAGCGTAAAATCACGGACGTTACTTCCGGCATCGTGGCGCAGAAGACGGATGTTGTTCAGGAGTATTACAACGAGTTGGTGGCGGCTGCGGGTATTGACTGGATGGATGACTTGACCTACCGGCCGAAAGTCAACATGAGCGACAGCGTCACTGCCCTGAAAAAACAGGCAAAGGCGTTTGTGGATGGCATCGTGTCCGATGTTACTGCAATCGACGCTATGGAAAGTTCTGCGGAGGTCATGGTGGAATACCGGAAGAACCTCGACCTGCCCACAGCGATTAAAGTTGTGGATAACCGTCACAAGGCTCTCGAAGAGCAGCGGCGGCTGGAAGAAGAACGCCGTGTCAGGCAGGCAGAACGTGAAGCTGCGGCAAAAAAAGTTCGCGCCGCTGCTGCCGCAGCAGCCCAGACGCAGCCTGAACCAGCGCAGGAAATTTCAGTAGACCCGGAAATGCCTGTGCAGCCCGATGTCGAACCGGTCTCGCAGCCCAAGCCGGAGCCCATTCTGATGACCCGCTTCTACGCAAAGGGCACGAAAGCGCAGCTTATCGGCCTGAAAAATTATCTTAAAAAGGAAGGTATCGAATATGGCAACGTATAACAACCAGCTGCAAGCGCAGCAGAAGCCTAAGTTTTCTGTGGCGATAACCACTAAGGGCTATCAGTCTTTGATTGCCAACACCCTGCGCGACCCCGCCCGCGTTCGTCGCTTTACGGCAAGCATCACCTCAGCAGTCGCGGTCAATCCGGCTTTGCAGGAGTGCGATGCCGGCACGATTCTGGCGGGTGCCCTGCTTGGTGAATCCCTCAACCTTAGCTCCTCTCCGCAGCTGGGCCAGTATTATCTGGTTCCCTTTAAGAACCGCAAGGCAAACAAGATCGATGCGCAGTTCGTCCTCGGATATAAGGGCTACATCCAGCTGGCGCTGCGCAGCGGCCAGTATGCGGATCTCGATGTTACCGAGATTAAGCAGGGCGAGTATCTGGGCAAAGATTCGATGACCGGCAAGCCCAAGTTCCAGTTCATCGAAGACGATGACCAGCGGGATGCGCTACCTACCGTTGGCTACATGGCTTACTTTGAGTACATGAACGGTTTCCGCAAGGTGCTGTACTGGTCCAAAGAAAAAATGATGAACCACGCAGATACCTACTCCAAGGCGTTCAGTCGGCAGAAGTACGAGGAATTGCTGGCTGGCAAAATCCCGGAGAGCGAAATGTGGAAGTATTCGTCCTTTTGGTATAAGTCGTTCGATGACATGGCAAAGAAAACCATGCTTCGACAGCTTATTTCTCGCTGGGGTGTTATGAGCATCGAAATGACCAAGGCTTTGGAAAGCGATAATGCCGTGGCAGCGGTAGCAGATAATGGCGAAATCCTTACTACGCAGGAGGTCATGTCTGACGCACAGGAGCAGCCAGAACTTCATACTGGAAAGCCCGAAGTGGACGCAGGACAGGCCTTGCCGCACGGTGATATTTCGCAGGGCGAGCCCACTGCCGTCGAAGAGGTTGTTGACCTCAGCTCGTTATGATCGGCTACAACATCATCGCAACAGGCAGCAAGGGAAACGCCGTGGTGATTGAGCATGAGATTCTGATTGACTGCGGTGTTCCGTTCAAGGCTTTGGCCGCAGAATGGAAAACTCTGAAGCTGGTTCTCTTGACCCACATCCACTGTGACCACTTCCAGCCGTCAACGCTTCGACTACTGGCATCCAATCGCCCAACACTGCGATTCGCCTGCTGCGACTGGTTGTGCAAACCGCTGGTGGATGCAGGGGTGCCAATTTCCCAGATTGATGTTTTGACACCGGGAACTATGTACGGTTACGGCATCTGCAATGTCATTCCGAACATGGTGAAGCACAATGTTCCGAACTGCGGATGGAAGGTCTGGCTCCCCGCCGGAAAGCTGTTCTACTGCACCGACATGAACAATCTGAACGGTATAGCCGCTCCGAACTATGACCTCTACATGGTCGAAGCCAACTACGAGGACGAGGAGATTCAGGCAAAAATCGCTGAGAAAAAGCTGACTGGTGAGTATATCTATGAAAAACGTGTCTTGCGTGACCACATGAGCGTGGCAAAAATCAATGATTGGCTCTATGCCAACATGGGGTCAAACAGTGCGTACATCTATATGCACTGCCATCAGGACAAGGAGGATACCACATGACCGGGCGGCTGGTGGATATGGCTTTTACCCTTGGCGGAAAGCAACGTGTCACATTGGAACTCAACGGCGACTTCCGAGAAATCTGGGACAAGCTGCATCTAGAGCCGGTTCTGGACGTGGAAATCAAAAAGCACAGGGAGAAGCGCAGCCTGTCAGCAAATGCGTATTTCCACGTTCTGTGCAACAAAATTTCTGCGGAAACCGGAGAGAGCGAAGATGCCGTGAAGCGTCGACTTGTGGTGTCGTACGGAGCACTGGCCCGCGATAAGGATGGAAAGTCTGTTGGCCTGAAACTCCCGCCGACCGTAGATCCCAGCGACTTTTACCCCTATGTCCGGCTCTATGAAACCCGGCAGGAAAACGGAAAAGACTACTCCTGCTATTTTGTCTACAAGGAAAGCCACAAGATGGATTCAAAGGAATTTGCCCGTCTTGTGGACGGCGCAATCGAAGAAGCCAAGGAACTGGGCATCCAGACGGATACCCCGGAACAGTTGGCTCGATACAAAGAAGAATGGTCCAAATGACCAGAAAGAGGTGATGTTCAATGCTGAATAGCTGCAATTTTCAGGGTAGGCTTGCTGCTGATCCTGAACTTCGGACCACACAGACGGGAAAGCAGGTGGCAAGTTTTCGCATGGCGGTTGACCGGGATATAGTGGATGCCAACGGCCACCGCCCCACGGACTGGCTCACTTTTACCGCATGGGGCAAGACGGCGGAGTTCGTCAACAGGTATTTCCACAAGGGGAGCGCGGCTGTGGTTCATTCCCGCTGCCAGACGCGGCAGTATGAGGATAAGAACGGAAACAACCGCACAGCGATTGAGTTCGTGGTGGACAACATCTATTTTGCAGGGCCGAAGCAGGACAACCAGCAGGGGGCCGTGGATGATGGCGGGACGAACCAACCACCGGCCACCTATCGGAACCAGCAGCCGCAGCCCCAGCAGATGGGGTTTGCCACCCAAAGCCAGCGCCAACAGTGGCAGGGAGCCGCCGATCATCCCGGCAATGTTCAGGTCAGCCAGAGCTTTTCTCAGGGCAGCGACGATGATTTCTCGGTTCTGGACGATGCCGATGATCTGCCGTTCTAAGGAGGTTCGTTGATGGCAACTGGTAAACGGTACTACTGGATAAAACTCAAAGATAGCTTCATGTCCTCGGACGCAATCGACTACCTGATGAGCCAGCCAGATGGTGCCAACTATGTTGTTCTCTATCAAATGCTCTGCCTCAAAACCATAAACACGGGCGGCTGTCTGGTGTCAAAAATCGGAGAGATGCTCATTCCCTATGATGTTGAAAAGATTCAGAGAGAATGCAAATGGTTTTCTCTGGCAACCGTCCGTGTGGCTCTTGAGGTGTACAAGCAAATCGGCCTTGTTTTTGAAAACCCAGACGGAACGCTGTCGATTTCCGATTATTCGGAAATGATAGGCAGTGAAACTGACTGGGCGGCCAAGAAGCGCAGGCAGACACTACAAGCCGCAAATTCTCCTCTTTCAATTGGGGAAAGTGGTAGGGATACCACTGGGGAAAATCTCCCCATAGAGAAAGAGATAGATAAAGATAAAGAGAAAGATAAAGAGATAGAGAACAGAGTAAGAGATAACGGCAGCGGCGGTTTTCCGACTGCCGACCCCGGATTGGCCGAGATCATCCGGTCTTTCGAGGACAACATCGGCAGCTTCCCACCGGCTGCAAGGGATGCCCTGAGGGGCTGGCGGGAGATTTTCACGGATGACCTCATCCTGCTGGCAATCAAAAAAGCTGCCCTGTCAGGGGTCCGCAGGTGGAATTACGTCAATGGAATCTTGAAGGCTTGGAAAAACGAGGGTGTAAAAACCCTTGGTGATGTACAGGCGCGTGACCAGCGGCGCAAACCAGCAGCAGACCAGCAGCCGAAGCGGTCCGCCGCCGAGGACTACGATTTTATTTTTGGAGGCTCAAATGACAGTTGAATGTTTGAAAAGCTCAATGCTGCGCATTGAGCGGTATTTCGGGAAGGAACTCTCGACCGATGAGCGTACAGCACGAGCGGAAGTCTACGCCGCTGCACTGAAAGAAATCCCGGACGATGTGGTTTCGACGGCTCTTTTAAAAGCGCTGACGGTCTGCCGCTATCAGAACCAGCTCCTTGTGGACTGGTGTGCGGAAATCCGCAAGATTCAGGATATTGGGCGTCCAACGGCGAACGACCTCTGGAACGACGCTGCTGTGGCCGCACGGAAAATCGAAGCAAACCTTTACTATATGCACATCGGTGGCCTGATTACGGTTGATGGCAAGCTGAACCGCGATGATTTGAAGCGCCGCAATGCTGAAATCTTTGCGGCGCTCCCGGTGGCAGTACAGCGGTGGGCTGGCTCCCCGGAAGATTTGAGCGACATTTTTTCCAGCCGGAGCACAGCAGATCTGCGCCAGTTCGTTCGTCCTGGCTTTGACCGGACTGTGCAGGATGCCCCGGTTGAGAGCTTGCAGTCCCCGGCGCTGCCCGGCGGGGCAGCCCCGGCACAGATTGGAGGTGGCACGACATGAGGTCGAAAAGACCATTCCGCAGCCTGATCGTGTGCGTTTCGTGTGCGATGGTTGGCTGCATTCTCGCAAGCACGGCCTACTCCCGGCGGGTGGACGAGTTGGAAATCGAGCGGGATATTTACGCCAGCCGTTTCCAGAACTGGCAGACGCGGGCGATTGACGCGGAGGAAAATGTCGGCCGGCTTCAGACTGAGGTAGATAACCTGACCGCAGAGCTGAACGCCCAGACCGATTTGACCCTTACATACGCCGGGTCGTTCAGCTGCACGGCCTATTGTGCCGAAGAATACGCCCACATCTGCGGCGAGGGACACGGAATTACATCCAGCGGCGCAAAGGTGCAGCCGGGCGTGACCGTGGCAGCTGACACCAGCATCCTGCCCTACGGCACGGTGATCTATATTGAGGGTGTAGGTCTCCGGGTCGTTCAGGACACCGGGAGTGCTGTGGTAGGTAACAAGCTGGACGTGGCGGTGAACACCCATGCGGAGGCTCTAAGCTGGTCTGGCTGGGGTTCCCGCCGGGTCTGGATCGTTTCAGGAGGTGCAGAGCCGTGAAAAAGTCGTTTCAGGCAGAGATGGATGGCACTCAGCAGGCCATCAGCCAGATTGTGTGCTGGTGCACCACGATTGCACTCCATCAGGAGTTCGGTGTCGGCAAGATCCGGCTGGACCGCATCACCGACCGCATGAACGAGTTGGAAGAGCAGAACACCTCGGTCATTATGACCCCGGATGCCAACGGCAGACCGTCCAAGCAAAAGGCTGATTCCATCCGGGAAAGCTGGCTGGCCGGAATTGTCGATTCCGACTACCGTGTTCCGATGATCCGGGCGCCCAAGAACCGCAAAGAGGAGCAGTACTGCATCGCCGGGAACCGAGCAGCCAAAATCGCATGGCAAATCTACGCCAAGGCCGTCATCGATGTGCTGCACTATGGGCCTGACCGCATGACCCGGCTGCTCAAAGAAAGCCGTGCCAACTACGAGCAGCTGAACACATGGGGCCACGAGGACGGGATGGATGTGGCGATGGAAAAGCTGCGCCGCTGCGCTGCCGATGCCATGCAGTCGGACGATCTCGAAGTCGTTGACCTCGATGGCAGCAGCAGTGAGGCCAAGGTCGAAAAGGAATTCCGCCGTCAGGAAGTCGAGTTCGTGAAGCGTGTCCGGGCGCAGACCCTTGGGCGCATCGGCGTGGCCGCACAGCCTGTCAATATGCTGGCCGATCAGAACGTTCAGGACAAAATTCAGCTTGTAATGCAGCAGGTTTCCCAGCTGCCTTTCCAGCGCAGGAGGACGTAACATGGCAATGAACGAATATGGGGAAAGGCTGGACAGCAATGGCTATGCACCCAGCATCCTCAGCCAGAGCCCCACCTGTCTGATTTGCGGGCGGTATCGCACCGCCCGGCACGAAGTCTTTTTCGGACCGTACCGGGATAAGAGCAAGCGGCTTGGCCTGTGGGCGAATCTCTGCCCGCGGTGTCACCAGAACGGCCCGAACGCCATCCACCGCAACCATGGCGAAGATCTCCGCTTGAAAAAGTGGGCACAGAAAAAGGCTATGGAGCATTACGGGTGGCCGGAGGAGAAGTTCCGGCAGGAGTTCGGGAGGTCGTACCTGTGAGAACTTGCCCGATTATCGCCATTGACCCCGGCAATGCCCAGTCTGGCTACTGCGTTATCGATCGCAACACCCTGCGCCCGCTGGAATTCGGCAAGGTTGACAACGCCGAGCTGCTGCGGAAGCTGGCCTCTGCCACGGAGCAGGGCTGGCGGTGGGCGGTCATCGAGATGGTGGCCTCCTACGGAATGTCGGTAGGCCGGGAGGTGTTCGATACCGTCCTCTGGATCGGCCGCTTCTACCAAGCCATGAACGCCTGCTGCCCGGTACGGTTGCTGTGCCGCATCGAGGAGAAGCGACACATTTGCCACAACACCCGCGCCAATGATGCCGCCATCCGGCGGGCACTCATTGACCGATTCGCAGACCACGACCTCAAAAATGGCCGTGGTACAAAAAAGAACCCGGATTTCTTTTACGGCTTCAAAGCCGATGTGTGGGCAGCCTACGCTGTGGGTCTGACCGCCATTGAGAACCGGGATAACGATTATCATTTTTCTGCTACTTGAAAGGAGCACATACCATGGATAGCTACGAAAACGAAGCCTCTAAGTTCGCCGCCCAGCGCACCAAGCTGAAGAACATCTGCGAGGCGCACGACCTGACCTACACCTTCATCAAGAACAGCTACCCCATCAAGCTGATTATCCGCCCCATCAAGGGCGTGGGCGAACAGATGTCCATGCTGGAAACCGCCAGCGAGGACAGCTACATCTCCCCGGATGCCTACCTCCTGTTTACCATGAAGGATGGTGTGCTGGTCTACCGCATGAGCAAGACCTTCACCATTGAGGATGCTCTGTTCGGCAAAATCAAGAACATCTTCAAGAATATGTTCTCCTACTACTGCCAGTTCTTCTTCCGGGAGCTGATTGAGAGCGGTCGGCTGAACGCCATCGGCGGGAAGATGCCGGAGATCCCGGAATCCGGTGGGCAGCAGGATGCGCCCCGGGAAAATGAGCCTGATTCTGCGAATCTCCCCGGGGAGGCCGAACCGCTGGAGGAAATCGAGGATGACGAGGAGGACGAGCTCACCTCGGACGAGCTGACGCAGGCCACCGAGATTGCCCGGCAGAACAACGGCATCACGCAGGCCATGTTGGAGGAAAAGATGGGCGTGACCGCAGAAAAGGCCATTGCGCTGCTGGATGATATGGAATCCGCAGGCGTGATCGAGTTCTCCAACGGCCACTACACCATCGCCGCTGCTGACAGCGAGGAGGAGTAACCTATGGCAAAGGCAGCAGTGACCCGCAGCATCCGGGATGACCACCAGAAGAACTTCCTCAAAATCTTCAATAGCCTGACTGGAAAACACAGCCGCTGGGAGATTTGGGAGGACTTCGTCACCCTGACGGCCATCGAGATCTCGAACAGTACGGACAAGGTAAATGCCCCGGAGCGCACCAAGATGTATCAGACCATCGTTTCCAAATACTCCGCCAAGGAGCGGGAGGGCATGGCTGAAATGCTGGGCGAGGTAATCATGGGCATGGAGCAGAATCCTGACCAAGACTTCCTCGGTTCGCTGTACATGATGTGCGAGTTGGGCAACGACCACGCCGGGCAGTTCTTCACTCCCTACAATGTGTGCCGCTGCATGGCCGAGATTACGTTCGACCCGAAGCTGCAACCGGACATGGAGGGATTCATCTCGGTATCTGACCCGGCCTGTGGTGCTGGGGCCACGCTGCTTGCCTTTTTGAACGTCTGCAAAAGACGGAATATCTGCTACCACAACAAAGTCCTTGTCATAGCCCAAGACATTGACTTCATCGTTGGGCTGATGTGCTACATCCAGTGCAGCTTTATGGGCTGCGCTGGATATGTAGTCATCGGTGACACACTCGTGAACCCGGCAACGGCCTACGACAGCCGCGGATTGCTGCCCGCAGGACCGCAAAACCGCATCTGGTATATGCCGCTTTTCTCAACCGATGTGTGGTATATGCGCCGCCAGATAGCGCAGATGAACCTGCTGTTTGAACCGAAAGGCGAACCTGCAAAAATCGAAAAAACCGATATTAAACCCGCAAATTTGCAAAAATCTATCAAAAATGAGCCTAAAGCCCCGGAAAACGAGCCTCTTAACGAAACCAAAACCGGGCAGCTCACGTTTTTCTAACCCGAAATAAGAAAGGAGTATCCCTATGGCAGACATTACTTACATTCCTATCCGGCAGCTGTACCCTCACCCCGATAACCCCCGCAAGGAACTGGGAGACCTGTCTGAGCTTGCCGCCAGCATCAAGGAAAACGGCGTGTACCAGAACTTGACCGTAATCCCCGGCCACTACCTCAACAGCCGGGAGTACATCGCAAAGTGCGTTGACGAGGGCGGGGATGCCGCCGCAGCAGCGGCAGCATGGACACCCAAGGCTGTGTGGTCCAGTGAGGACTACACCATCATCATCGGCCACCGCCGGGCTGCGGCAGCGCAGCAGGCAGGGGTGTACGAGCTGCCCTGCGCCATCGTAGAGATGGACGAGCGGGAGCAGATGCAGACCATGATGATTGAGAACATGCAGCGCAGCGATTTGACGGTCTATGAACAGGCACAGGGCTTCCAGATGATGATGGACTTTGGGCAGACCGTGGAGCAGATCTCCGACAAGTCTGGCTTCTCACAGTCCACCGTTCGGCGGCGTATCAAGCTGCTGGAACTGAACCACGACAGCTTCAAGAAAGCCGAAAAGCGCGGTGCAACCCTGTCTGACTTCGCCCAGCTGGACAAAATCGAGGACTTGGAAGCCCGAAACCGGGTATTGGAGACCCTCGGCACGCAGAACTTCAACCGGGCTATGCAGGATGCGCTGAACACGCAGAAGTGGAACCATTACCGGGATGACATCATTGCTAAACTTCAGGAGTTCGCAAGGCGAGTAGATGATGCCGACAGGCAGAAATACTCCTACGTGAAAAGCTGGGGCAGCTGGAAAATGAACTGCAAAGACGAGTTCACCGTACCTGATGATGCCGGTAAGGTCGAATATGTGTTCGAGGTTGGCAAAACTGACATTATCCTCTACAAGAAGCGAGATGCAGCTGTCGAGGACGAGGAAAACGCCGCACGAGAAGCGGCACGGGCTGCTGACGAGCTTGCTCACGAACAGTTCTCCAGCACAACCAAATTCATGTATGAGTTGCGCCGGGACTTCGTGAAAGACCTGACCCCGGCAGAGTGCAAAAAGCATTTTTCGGCCATCATGGAATACGCCACGCCGCTGCTGTCTGGGTACGGCCGAGTAAGGGATGATGAAAATGTGCTGCATCTGCTTGGTGTTGCCTTGGACGAACAGGTTCAGGATGACACCGAACTGGAAGATGCACTGAAAATGTTCAACGCCTATGATACCGAGTCGGAAAAAGTTCTACTGGCAATGGCCTTTGATGCGCAGGACAGCGAGCGCACGGGTTATTGGAGTACCATCTGGAGCAGCGAAGCGGGCAAGAGCGTGTATAAGCACAACGAAAACATCCCCCTCAATCGTACCTATGAGCTCCTGACATCCCTCGGCTATGAAATGGCCGATGACGAAAAAGCCTTGCAGGACGGCACCCACCAGCTTTTTGCGGTGTATGGCTCCGGCAGCAAAGCGGACACACCCTGTGATAAGTGCAAAGCTGCTCACCCTGAATGCGACAAGTGTTGCAAGACCTGTGATGACCACTGCAATGCGTTCCAGCTGTGCAGAAAGGAGTATGGCGAATGACCGACCTTGTAAAGTGTGACCGCTGCGGCACACCGTTCAGCATCCAGACAGCCGGCATCCGCAGTACATGGAGCGGCGATTACATGGTGCAGTATTTCACCTGCCCCGGCTGCCACCATCGCTACCAGATTCTGACCACGGACACCGAACTGCGCCAGACCGTTCAGCAGCACAAGAAAATTGCCGCAAAAATCCGCATGGGCAAGAGCAAGAATTTCCGGCCGGGAACTCTGAAAAAGTATCAGGCGGAAATGGAAAAGCTGGAGGCTGAGCAGAAAAAACGGCGGGATGAACTGATGGACAAGGGCAACGAGATCCTTGCCCAGCTGGGAGAGGAGTAAACCATGGGTGATTTGAAAGAATACGCTGACCGCCTCAAGTTTGAAATCATGGCGGCCGACTTCCTGACCACCGAAGACCGAGAAATGGTCTTTGACCTCATCGAGAAAGTGCTGGGTGATGACAATGCCTGATCAGATCTTCATCAACATTGCGATACTGGCCGTGGGCGTGGCTATCGGTGCCCTGCTGGGCGAAACCAGCCGGCAGCAGCATGACCGCCAGCTGTTCCGGGAGTACATCAACTTTATGACTGAATCGGAGCACAACAATGAGCTGCTGTTCCGGGAAGTGATTCGGTTTCAGACCGAGAAAGGAGCCGACCATGAGAAAGAGTAATCGCCCGCCGGAGCCCGGCGCACGTGGGCTTCTGCGCCTGACCTGCCCTTGCTGCGGCAAGAAGTTCGGTACATATCTCCACATTCCACAGATGTCCATAGGCTGCCGCTGCGGGGCTACGATCTCGCTTGAGAGGGGGCTTGCCCCCTATGAGTTCGCCTGCGGCTGCTGCGGGCTGGTGGCCAAAGGCAAGACCAACACCATGGAGCCGGAGATCACCATTCCCTGCAAATGCGGCAATCCTATCACGCTGCACTGGGACAAGGACAAGCGGAGGTACATCGAATGACCCTAGAAGAAGCCTGCCGACTCATTGACCCGGCAACGGATTTGGACGCGCTGGCCGAGGTTGAGTATTACAATGGCTTCAAGGGTAAGGAAGCCGCTGCGAAGACTCTCCGGGAAGCGAGCCAGATGGTCGTTGATTTTATCCGTCGTGTATCGTGGCACGATGCCAAAACCCCGCCGCCTGTCCACGATGAAAGCTGGGAGAACGCGGGAGAAAAGCACTGCTGCATCATGAGCGAACTTGTGTGGGTCTGCTGCGAGAGCCGGAACACCATGAAGGGCTGGATTGAAAACGGCAAGTGGTACATCGAGGATGGCCGCCCAGCGGCAGATACGCCCTATGGTGCTGTGAAGTTCTGGGCTCCGCTGCTGGAGCCGCCGGAGGTGAAAAAATGAAAACCATCACAGTTAAGCATGAGGTTTCGCCGGGTCGTGAAAGTTGCGAATTCGGCGGAGATTTTTGGGGCAAAGAGGTGTGCAAGTACCATACGTTTCGTACTCAAACCCACGGACGCAAGGCTCCACCGGAGTACAGAAAACCGAAGTGTTTACTGTTCGACTGCTGGCTTGAACAGCCGTACAAAAAGTGTGAGGCTTGCAAGAAAGCGTGTATGGAGGCTGAACATGACAACGGAACGACTGCATTTCATGGTTGAATCTCCGGCCAACTTTGTCAGACTGGCCTGCACAATTCTTTTTGAAAAAAAAGAAGCAATGGCCGAATGGGCTGCCACATGGCATGACGTGTTCGATTGTGCCAATGGCGAACAGCTTTTTCTTCAATTCATGGAAGAACTTTTCCCGGACGGCTGCACCATTGGAGAAAAGGAGCTTAAACAGATAACGGATAGAGCAGTCCGCTACTTGCAAACCGAAACCCACTGCCTTGACCTGAAAGCCGGTCACGATAAGTCTCGGTTTACCTACTGGGTGTCCTTTACTCCTGAACACAAAGTCTATGAATGCGAGTTCGCTCGGCATGAGGAAACCATTATTGAAATCCTTACCGCATTCTTCGGGAAGTCGATCGCAGGTTACAGTCTGGACGCTTTGAAGCGCTTCATTCTCCGTTCCTTTGAGATCCGCTCTGATAATTCATCGGTACGGTCTATTGCAGAGGATGTAGACTTTATCCAACGGGCGGTATTTGCCCGGAGTTTTGGCAACGGCAGACAGGAGGTGCCGAAATGAAATGGGTTGCACTTATCTATGCAGCGGAGTGGATTTCAGTGGGGTTGGCGGTGTCAACCGCAATCAACGTCACCGGAAATCTGAGAGCGCTTTGGTTCTTTTTGATTCCGGCATTATTCGGCGTTAGCTATCATGATGGCGATGAGGGCGGGAAGAAATGAGTTGCTTATCCTGTGAGAACTACATACCCCTTCACCCGCCCATCCAGCGCACTGATGCCAAAGGCCAGACCTATACAGTTCCGGGCCTGTGCAAAATTGGTGCAGACCACATAATTTGTGGACTTCCGGTCTACCTTCCGACAGCGAAATGTGATAAAATAATAGAGGCGCCGCCGAAAGACGGTAGCTGAATTATGACGGAGGTAGGTTGTGACATTACAGGAATTGTCCAAGTATTATGACATTCAGATGACCCTCGAAAAAGACCGTGAAGCCTTGGAGAATCTTCGGCAGAAAATCAATCCTGCCTCCCCACAGCTGACGGGTATGCCACATACGCCCGGTGTTCGGGACAAGGTGGCGGATCTGGCTGTGGAACTGGCTGACATGGATGAACGTGTCCGCTGGTTGGAGGAACAGGCAGCGGAAGAAAAGCCCAAGGTCGAGGCGTACTGCAAGAGCATCATGGATGCCCGGCTTTATCTGATCTTCCGGCTGCGGTTTGTCCGCTGCTACTCGTGGGCAGAAGTTGCCGGAGCACTCGGAAAGTGCTACACGGAAGCCGGGGTCAGCCGGATGGCCTACAACTACCTCGAATCACATTGACCGATAAGCCCTGCATTTGCGGGGCTTTTTATTTTTGCCCGAAAACTCAAATTCAACCTCAAATTTTCATAAAATACGGCCAAATATAGAAATAAGTTTTACATTTTGGCTGCCAAAAGTTAAATTCAAACTGAAAATATCAAAAATCAATGCAGATTGTTTCACACGGTGGTGGACGGTGTAGGACGGTTTCACACGGCGTGTAATGCCGTGCAATAAACAAGAACGACCAGCAACGAAGAAGAACGAAAGTCAACGACCAGCAACGACCAGCAACGCTTTGATATGGATTCAGATGACAACGGATGCTCCCGGTGATATGATTAGGATGCAAAATTCAAATCAAGCCAAGCGGTGCTCACCATTCCCGGTGGGTGCCGCTATTTTATTGCCTGAAAGGAGGATTCCGGGCCGCACGTTGCTCCTTTGCGTGTGGCATCACCGCAGCACCCCGAAAAGCCGAGGTGCTGCAAGCTGGACATTTCGCCGTGCCCAGCCGCAAAGAAGGAGATTTTTCTATGTATCAGAAAATCAAGGCAAAATTCAAGGCAAACCCCACTATTTTCTACGCCTGCTCCATTGTCGCATCGTGGGCGGGAGTGGGCAGTCTGATGAACTTCCGTACCATTGCATTGCGATACGGCGCAGTTCCGGCAATCATCTGGGCGGTGTTCAATTCTCTGGCGTGTATCACATTCGGCCTGTTCGCTGACCGTGTTCCGTCCATCCGGCGCATCATGCAGAGCAAGGTGATGTTCTATTTCATCGGCCTGCTGACGCTGTTTCAGACGTGGACGCAGATGAGCGGCATCTACGAGATCTTCGGCGATACACCCATTGGAACCAAGGGCGGCATGATTATCGTGTACGTCACCTGCGTGGCGTTCCTGATTATGTTGCTCAAAGATGGCATGATTCGCAACGTGCTGTCCGATGGCTTTTCATGGGTGGTCGTTTATGGCCTGTTGGCCGTAGTAGTGGCTGCTGCTCTGGTGTACACTGGCGGCACATTCGCCGTCATCGACCCCGGTGTAAACGCCGCTGGTATTAAGGCTGGCGTGTACAACGGCTTACTTCTGCTTCCTGGCCCATTTGCTTGTCCGTATTACTATTCGCTGTTTGAGTACAACGATGAAAATACGGACGGCACCAAGCGCGGCAACATGAAAAAGGCCTTCGTGCTGGCGGGCGTGATGTTTGGCATCTACATGGTGCTGGCTGCGCTGCTCACGTGGGTGCGCTTCAGCCCGGTGCTGAACGTAATGAAAGCTATCTTGATTACGGTCATCGCCATTTCCTCGCTGTCTACCTATCTCTACTGCGAATATCTGGTTTTCGGCAAGAAGTTTGGCTTCGCACTGGACGTTCTCACCGTGGCCTCGTGGCAGATCCTGATTCCGCTTGGCGTTATGGGCATCTGGCAGCTGATGAGCACGATCCGCATCTACGTTGTCGTAGCCGCCGTCCTGTTCTCCGTCGTTCTGAACCTCGTTTCTGACAGGAAGGAGGCCGCACGATGAACATCACGGTGAAGAAGCTGGCAGAGCTGCATAAGCCTACCCACAACATCCGCCGGCACTCCGACAAGCAAATCACCGAGTACATCCGCAGCATTGAGATGTTCGGTCAGGTGAAGCCGCTGGTCGTTGCCGAGGATGGCGAAATCATTGCCGGCAACGGTCTGTACGAAGCCTTGCTCCGCATGGGTCGGGAAACCTGCGACTGTTATGTGATGGTCGGGCTGACCGATGTGCAGAAGAAAAAGCTGATGATGGCCGACAACAAGGTCTATGAACTCGGCTTTACCGATGTGGATGCCATCGAAGAACTGGTCAAGGAACTGGACGGCGATGTGGACGTTCCGGGCTGGGATGCTGACCTGCTGGAAATGCTGAACAGCACCACGGATGAAGCTGATGAAGTAATCGGCTCCTATGGCGATTTCCCGGAAAACGAGATCGCACCCATCAACCGCCATCAGGCAGAGGAACACGTTCCGTATGCCGAAACACCGACCTACTCGGTGGCTCCCGCCCCACAGCCTGCTCCTACCGTCTCCGCTGCCCCGCAGCAGCCTTCCCCAGTGCTGGAGATGTCTACACCTTCCGAACCGCAAACCGCTGCTCCAGAGGCGGACAGTGGCGCGGAGCAGCACAGGTGCATCCGTTGCCCGAAGTGTGGTGAACTGATATGCCTGTGAAAGTAGTGGAAAGCAGCATGAACGTGCTGCAGGCGGCGAAAATCCGTATCCGCAACGTGTTCGCCAACGGCTGCAAAATCTATCTGTCGTTTTCCTCTGGCAAGGACAGCCTGTGCATGGCCAATCTCGTGTATGAGATGATTCTCTCCGGCGAGCTCGACCCCAAGCAGCTGACGGTGACGTTCATTGACGAGGAAGGACTTTACCCCTCCATGGTCGATGCAGCACATCGCTGGCGGCGTAACTTCCTGTCGGTCGGCGCAAAATTCTTGTGGTTTTGCCTGCCGTTCAAGCAGGTATGCGTGATAGACCACCTTTCTGCGTCGGAATCGTGGATAACGTGGGAGCCGGGCAAAGAAGATGTGTGGATGCGCACCCCGCCTGATTTTGCCATCAGGTACAGCCCATACCTGCACCACCCCGGAGAGATGAACTACCAGACGTTCTGCGAAAAGGCGTTCCGCGACGGCATTCAGCTGGTCGGCCTGCGCACGGCAGAAAGTCTGACCCGCTTTAAGTGCATCGCCAACACCAAGATGGAGCGTATCACAAAAGGCGGCAAGTTCTATCCCATCTACGATTGGGCTGATTCCGATGTTTGGCTGTACATCAAAGAGCGAAACCTTGAATTCCCTGAAATCTATATGCGTTTGTACGAAGCTGGTGTGCATAAAAATGCACTCCGGCTTTGCGCTTTCTTTGGAGATACCAGCACACAAGGCCTACGGTGGGTTGCAGAAACCGACAACGACCTGTGGGAGCGTATCCAGCGGCGAGAACCAAACGCCTACCTCGTTCTGCTTTACTGGGATTCCGAGATGTTCCGGCGCAGCACCCGCAAGCGGCGTGAGCTGGAAGCAGATACCGAACAGAAGGATTATAAAGCCCTCTGCAAAGACCTGCTGTTCCTCCACCCGGAGCGGTACACCATCGCCAAGGACACCTTATCCCACATCGACCACTGGCGAGGCCTGTTCATAAAGACCTACGGCATCGCTGAACAGAAACACTACAAAACCATGTATGAGGGGCTGCTGTACGGAGATCCCAAGATGCGTATCCTGCGCATCCTCTGGACCACCATCTACAACGACCACAACGCCCGCATCAAGGAGGAGCAGAACCATGGAAAGCATTGACGTATTCGCACCGCTGGCATCCCTCCAGTGGGTAGACCGCAACACCATCCACGCCAACGACTACAACCCCAACAAGGTCAGCGAGGAGAACCTGAAGCTGCTGGTGCAGTCCATCCTGACCAACGGCTGGACGCTGCCCATCGTGGTACGCCCGGACGGAACCATCATTGACGGCTTCCACCGCTGGACAGTATCAGGCCGTGAACCGCTGCTGTCCCTGCTGGGCGGCAAGGTGCCTGTCGTAGTCGTAGACCATCACGGTGACGAGAGTGCCGACGTATACGGCACCATCACCCACAACCGCGCCCGCGGCACACATCTGCTCGACCCCATGAAAGCTATCGTGAAGAAGCTCATGGACGAGGGCAAGACCGTGGACGAGATTGGCAAGCAGCTGGGCATGAAGCCCGAAGAAATCTTCCGTCTGTCTGGCTTCACCAAGGACGAGTTCCTGAACATGATGACCAAAGACCATCCGACATACTCCAAGGCCAAGGTCATCCGCAGCATCTGAGAGAGGAGCGTATCACAATGCCTGTCGTAGACATCTACGTTGATAAGCCTGTACCTGTGCAGGACATGAAGTTCACCTTCGTGTATGACCCTGCAATGGTTGACGCTGCGTTCCACCCGCCCGACAGCGGGCAGGAGCAGCCGTTCGGTGCTGAAAAGGTACTGTGACGGGGGTACCCTACCATGAGCGGGCTCGACGACCCCGAAAACAATCTAGTTAGTGAGCGGAAAATCAGCCATTTCGTTACGCTTTGTATAACAATTTGTGCCGATTTTTCCAGATGGTTTTACGAGAAAAGGAGGTGGTGACCGAATGCCGACAAAAGAAAAGCTGGCCGACAGGACTGTGACCACCACCGAGCTGGCCGCTGTGCTTGGCATCACAGGCCGCAGGGTACAGCAGCTTACGCAGGACGGTGTACTCACCACCATCGAGAGAGGCCGATTTGTCCTGTCCGATGCGGTACAGGCATACATCGGCAGCCTTGCCCGTGGCGGTTTGACCAAGGCGGAAGCGGAGGAAGCCAAGAAGATTGAGCGTGTCAAGGCAAAGGCCGAGGCCACGCTCAAAACCTCCAAGGCGAAAATCGCACAGGCCGAGGCCAAGGAGCTGGCTGGGCAGATGCACCGCAGCGAGGATGTGGCCGCCATGACCTCCGAGCTTATCTACACCATCCGTGGCGCACTGATGGCGCTGCCCAGCCGGGTGGCCATCAATGCCGCCGCTCTGTCAGACCCGGCAGAGGTGGCCGAGTATATGCGCAACGAGGTGAACCAGATAGCAGAGGAAATCGCCATGTTCAAGTATGACCCGGCCAAGTATGAGGCTCGTGTCCGGGAGCGCAGGGCGTGGTCCGAAAAGCTGGCTGGTGATGACGATGAGTGACAACGCCGCCATCGACCGTCTGAATGCGCTGGTGTCGAAGCTGGTAGCAGCCATCCGACCGCCGCCCAACGTGAGCGTTTCCGAGTGGGCTACCAAAAACCGTGTGCTGTCCCCGGAATCATCGGCTGAACAAGGCCGCTGGCGCAACAGCAGAACGCCCTATCTGGTCGAAATCATGGACGCATACTCTGACCCACACATCCACCATATCGTTGTCGTGGCGTCCTCTCAGGTCGGCAAGAGCGAGTTCGAGAACAACGTCATCGGCAGAACTATCGACGTTGACCCCGGTTCCATCCTATTCATCCATCCGGTTCAGACCGATGCCAAGGAGTACAGCAAGCTCCGTATCGCCCCCATGATACGAGACTGCCCCACGCTCCGGGCAAAGGTGGCCGAGAGCAAGAGCCGGGACAGCGGCAACACCATCCTGCAAAAGTCCTACCCCGGCGGCATCCTGACCATGTGCGGATCCACAGAGGCTCACGCTCTGGCATCGAAGCCCATCCGCTATGTGCTGGGTGACGAGCGTGACCGCTGGGCTGAGAGCGCCGGAACTGAGGGCGACCCTTGGGAACTGGCAATGGCTCGGCAGACCACGTTCTACAACGCAAAGGCGGTCGAGGTTTCCACCCCGACCATCAAAGGCCACAGCGCAATCGCCAAGGCCTACGTCAAAGGCACGATGGAGCGCTGGGTGTCGGAATGTCCGCACTGCAAGGGCTTCCATGAACTGCGCTGGGAGGACATTCGGTACGAGTATGACACCATCGAAGTTCACAGCGAAAAGACCTACAAGGTCAAAGATGTGTGGTATCTCTGCCCGGAGTGCGGCTGCATTTCGGACGAAGTCACCATGAAACGAGCCCCGGCTCACTGGCAGGCCGAGAACCCGGCCGCCTATGAGAACGGCATCCGCAGCTTCTGGCTGAACAGCTTTGTCAGCCAGTGGGCAGGATGGAAAGAAACCGTACTGAAATACCTGAATGCGTTGGGCGACAGCAAGAAAATGCAGGTCGTGTACAACACCCGGCTGGGTCTGCTGTGGGAAGACCGCGGCGACGTGCAGGATGAGGACACCATGCTAAGCCGCAGGGAGGAATACCCTGCGGAGCTGCCGGACGGGGTGCTGGTTCTGACCGCTGGCGTTGATACGCAGGATGATCGTATGGAGTACGAGATTGTCGGCTTCGGCCACTTCGGGGAAACATGGGGCATCGAAAAAGGCATTGTTATGGGCCGTCCGGACAGTGACGAGGTCTGGCAGCAGCTTGACGAGCTGGTTTTCGACCGCCGCCTGAAATTTGCTGATGGCATCGAGCTGCCCGTGTCCATAAAGTTTGTGGATGAGGGCGGCCATTTTACACAGGATGTGAGACTCCGTTGCCACGAACGCATTGGCAAAAAGGTTTTCTGCATCAAGGGTTTCCCAGGCTCGGACAGGCCGTTCACGGCTCCGCCAAAGCAGCAGAAAATCACAATTCGGAACCGATACGTCGGGCAATGCTGGCAGTACCAGCTGGGTGTCGACTCCGGCAAGCAAATCATCATGGACGATTTGAAAGTGCAGGAGCCGGGTGCCCGGTACTGCCATTTTCCGCGCCGGGATGACTACGGACTGGCCTACTTCAACGGCCTGCTGTCCGAGCATCTGGTGCACAAAGACGGCCACCGCAACCCGTGGCAGTGGGAGAAAATCTCCGGCCATGAGCGCAACGAGCCTTTGGACTGCCGGAACTACGCTCTGGCGGCCTACAAAGTGCTGCCGAAAGACCTCGATGCCATTGACCGCATGCTGAAAAGGCTGCGTGGAAAGGCAGTCGATGCCCCGGCAGCGGCAAATATTCAACAACCCGCGCCCTCTCGAAAAAAGAAGCGAGAGAGCCTGTTAGACGACTGGTGAGGTGTGAGAGATGAATACCACGACCATCAAAAAGCGGCTGGAGTTCCACACGCAGCGGCTTGACAACCTGTATGCAGCCTACAATAAGCTGCTGTCCGGCGGCGTGAAAAGCTACAAGCTTGATGACCGTGAGCTCACACGGCTCGACCTCGGCAAACTCAGCGAGGAAATCAAAGAGGCCGAGCAGAAAGTCGATGAACTGGAAGCGCTGCTGAATGGCCAGAGTGCCCGGAAGGCATTCGGTGTCATTCCGCGCGACTGGTGATCCTTATGGGTGACAGCCCGAAAGGGCTTTTGCCGCGGGCCGACCGCTTTTTTACTCCTTTCCCCGGTCGGCTCGCTTATTTTGAATGCTATGGAGGCGATTACTTTTGAGATACCGTGGTACGGCTGCGCCGCAGGCCAGCGGATATAGCGAGGCTGGTGCAAGCTACAAGCGGCGGGCGCTGCGGGCGTTCTTCCCGAACAGCAACTCGCCATCCAGTGATATACATGACAACGCCGACACCCTGCGGCAGCGCAGCCGAATGCTCTACATGAGCGCTCCGGTTGCCACCTCTGCCATCAACACGAACCGCACCAAGGTTGTCGGCACCGGTCTGACACTGAAATCCACCATTGACCGTGATGTGTTGGGGCTGGCCCCGGAAGCAGCCAAAGAGTGGCAGACCAAGACCGAGGCAGAGTTCCGGCTCTGGGCAGAGAACCGCCGCAGCTGCGATGCCATGGGGCTGAACAACTTCTACGGCTTGCAGCAGTTGGCTCTGAAAAGCTGGCTTATGAGCGGTGACGTTTTCGCCGTGGTGAAAATCCATGACACGGACAAGCTGCATCCCTACGCCCTGCGGCTGCATCTGGTGGAGGCTGACCGTGTGTCCACTCCGAACCGATACGGCAGTGCAATAGATGTTATTGGGTACACCGTGGGCAAGAACCCCGACAACGGGAACCAGATTCTCGACGGCGTAGAGGTGGACAGCAGCGGTGCCGTGGTTGCATACCACATCCGAAACACCTATCCGCACGAGTGGCTCAACAGCGAGGAAACCGTGTGGCAGCGTGTTGAGGCAATCGGCAAAAAGACCGGTCTACCCCAAGTGCTGCACATCATGGAGTCAGAACGGCCGGACCAGTACCGCGGCGTGCCGCTTGTGGCTCCCATCATTGAGCCTCTGCTCCAGCTGCGCAGATACACTGAATCTGAACTGCTGTCGGCGCTGATTCAGTCATACTTCACGGCGTGGATTGTGTCGGAGGCTCCCAAGGATGCAATTCCGCTCAACGAAGTTGGAGGCGGAGATCTGGGCGGCGTTCCTGTCGAAAACCCAAAGACCGATAACGCCTCCCACAGCGAGAATGAGTACGAGATGGGTCCCGGTCAGGTGACACATCTGGCCGAGGGCGAAGACATCAAATTCGGAAACCCGAACGTCCCTACCGCTGGATTTGAGCAGTTCGTCAAAACGCTGTGCAAGCTGATGGGCGGGGCCATCGAGATGCCCTACGAGCTGTTGCTCAAAGAGTTCAACGCCAGCTATTCCGCTTCTCGTGCTGCCCTGCTGGAAGCATGGGAGGGGTTCAAGATGCGGCGCACATGGCTGGTGGATAGCTTTTGCCAGCCGGCATACGAAATCTGGCTGTCCGAGGCCGTAGCCCGTGGGCGAGTAATTGCTCCGGGCTTTTTTGATGACCCGCTGGTTCGTGCCGCATGGTGCGGCGCCCGGTGGATCGGACCTGTGCAGGGCAGCCTTGACCCCAAGAAGGAGGTTGACGCTGCCATCCTCCAGACGCACCACGGTTTCCGAACCCACGAGCAGGTCACCCGTGAGATGGGCGGCGGCGACTGGGAAGAAAATGCGGAACAGCTGGCCCGTGAAAACGAAATGCTCAAAGCTGCTGGCAGCGAGGGAGTAATCGAAACCACTGCCAGCACCACCACACAGGGAGGTACCAACAATGCCGGTAACGAATAACGCACCACAGATCAACATCCAGCGGCCTTGCTACGCAATGGCCAGCACCGACGGCCAGAACGCCGACATCACCATGTACGGCCAAATCGTGGAAACACAGCCCATCGACTGGTGGACGGATGAACCGATTCCGGGCCAGTACATCATCGAGAGCGAGTTCCTCAACGACTTAGCGCAGATTGAGGGTTGTTCGCAGATCACCATCCGCATGGACAGTCTGGGCGGCGATGCTGGCGTATCCATCCTGATTCACAATCGGCTCCGGGAACTGGCCGCAAAAGGCAAGAATTTGGTCTGCATCGTGGACGGCGTAGCAATGAGCGGCGGCAGCCTCATCATGTGCGCTTGCGATACCGTCAAGGTGAATCCGTCCAGCCTCGTGATGATTCACAAGTGCTGGTCGCACGTTTGGGGCAACTACAACGCTGATGAACTGCGCAAGGCTGCCGATGCCAACGATGCGTGGGACAAGTCGCAGGTCAGCATCTACAAGCGCAAGACCGGGATGTCCGAAACCGTGCTGCTGCACATGATGGCCGACACCACCTACATGACGGGCAAAGAGGCCGTAGAAAAGGGCTTTGCCAATGAACTGCTGGATGATGCCGAGCCTGTGGCGATTTCCGCAAGCGCAGACCGCCACACTATTTTCGCAAATGGCCACGCCCTGCGGCTGCCAGGCGTAAAGTTGCCCGACAATATCCCTCTGGCTAAAGCGACCGCTCCGGCCGCTGCTGCAAATACACCGGCGGCACCCGCCGCCCAGTCCAACGAAGGAGGACATACCACTATGGCAAATACCATCGATGAGCTCCGTAATGAGAACCCGGAGCTGTGCCGCCAGCTTGAACAGGCTGCATCCGAGCAGGCATCACAGAACGAGCGCCGCCGTCTGTCTGAGATTGACGAGGTCGCAAACCTGTTCGACTCGGCTCTGGTACAGGAGGCAAAGTACGGCGATACTGCCTGCGATGCACGTGAGCTGGCGTTCCGGGCAGCAAAGGCCGCCGCAGCGCAGGGTCGTGCGTTCCTGACCAACCTGCAGAGCGACAACGAAACGTCCGGCGCACAGGGCGTGGAGGCCGTACCGGGTGCATCTGCATCCGGTGACCCGGAATCCCTGCCCGATGCCAAGGGCAATGCACCCAAGACGCAGTCCGAGCGTATGGCTGCGGCCGAGGAAGCTGTCGCCGAAGTGCTCGGCGATGAGAAGAAGTAAGGAGGAACACTACAATGACCGAACTGAGCAAGAAGCTGGGTGACATGGAGCTGGACGGTCTCGTGGCCGACATCAACCCCAAACTGGTTGTCAGCGGCGGCACTATCCGCAAGCTGGCCGAAGCCGGCACTCTCAAGCGTGGCACCATTCTGGCAAAGTCCAGCGGCACCGCTGGCGATAACAAGCTGGTCGTGCTGGGCACCGCAGCCGCAAGCGATGAAGCCCTGACCGCAAACTGCATCCTGTGTGATGACATTGCGGTCGGCACTACTGATGATGTGAACGCTCCTGTCTACCTGATGGGCTGCTTCAACATCAACAAGTGCACCGTGGCCGACAGCTACGTCATCACCGAGGCCGATAAGGATGCCCTGCGTAACGGCGGTATTGTCTTCAAGGCCGCTGCACCTGCACTGTAAGAGGAGGAACTACAATGCCTGCTGAACTGAATTTCTTTGACACCTATACCCTGATGGCCGTGCAGAAGCGCATCGTGCCCAAGCAGACCTTTTTCCGTGACCGCTACTTTCCCACGGAGGAGGGCGACATCTTCAGCTCCAACAAGGTGCTGACCGAGTACATGGACGGCGACCGCAAGATGGCAGCCTTTGTGTCGCCTCGTGTCGGCGCAATCCCGATGGAGCGCATGGGCTACGAGGTCCACGAGTTTGAGCCTTCGTCCATCGGTGTGAGCCGTCCTCTGACCTCTGATGACCTGACGAAGCGTGGCTTCGGCGAGGCCATCTATGCCAACAGCACCCCTGCCCAGCGTGCCGCAAAACTGGTCCAGAACGATCTGGCTGACATGGATGGCCGTATCACCCGCACCGAGGAGTGGATGTGCGCACAGACCATGCTGGACAACGGATGCGTCATGCAGGAGATGATCGACAACGTGACCAAGGGCGAGGCAAAGGTCGTGAATTTCTACAATCCCGGCCACGAGAACGACCACATCTACACTGCCGCCCACAAGTGGAACGAGGAGGGTGGCAATTTCTTTGGCGACGTTCCTGCCATGTGCCGTCTGCTGTCCAAGCGCGGCCTGCGCGCTGCCGACCTGCTGCTGGGTGCTGATGTTTATGACGCAGTGATGGATCTCGAAAAGGTTCAGCGTCTGCTGGATAAGAATTCCGGCATCATCATCGGTCAGATTGAGCAGCAGCTGAGCGCGTACGATGGCGTTACCTACGGCGGCACCCTCAACTTCCGCGGCTATAAGCTGAACCTCATCTCCGTGGATGAAACCTACGTCGACACCGCCAACGCAGAGCAGCGTTACTTCCCGAAGACCGATGCGCTGATTACGGCTCCGGCCTGCGGTCACCTGATGTATGGTGCTATCACTCAGATCAACTACGGCGACACCATCCAGTCCACTATCTCCGGCCGCCGCGTCCCCAAGTTCAGCATCGATCAGGAGAACGACGTCCGCAAGACGGCTCTGAAATCCCGTCCTCTGGCTGCACCCAAGAACTACATTCCTTGGATTCGCCTGAAGAACGCAGTCGGCTAATTACGGCCGGAAAGGAGTAAACGATGTTTGTTGAGATTCTTTGCGGCGGCTACGGCTGCTGTTCTGGAAAGTCCGTTCACACGGTCATGCGTGGTGAGCAGTGCGAGGTCAGCGAGGCCGAGGGTGCTCGCCTTATCGGTCTGGGCATGGCGAAAGCCGTTCCTGTCGCCGCAAATGCCCCAGAAATCGTCCCTGTGGCGGCTCCGGGAGCTTCGGAAGGTAACGACACCCCCGGCTCCGAAACCTCGCAGGACAGCCCGGAGACGGCCTGTCTCGATTCCGAGCAGCTGCACAGCATGGCCGTTGCCAACCTGAAAAAGCTGGCATCGGATATGGGCATCGACACGAAGCAGCTCAAAACCAAAGATGCGCTCATCGAGGCTATCTGTGCCGAGGAAGTCATTCCCGGCGATGAGTGCGCCGATGGACCGGAGCTGTCTGCTGCGATGCCCACGGCATGAGCGGCTTCAAGGACGCTGTGCAGGAAGACCTGGGCAGCGTTTTCCTGAATCTGGACGAGTTTGCCGAACAGCGCACGGTCTACTATGATGGCGAGGTGTACCCGGATGTTCCGCTGGTTCTGACCGGGCTGAGCGAAAAAGAACGAGTGCGCCAGACTGTCAGCGACCATGCGCAGGGTCTGTATCAGGTCAGCCGGGTGCTGCACTGCGATATTGCATCACTCGGCGGAAATCAGCCTGAGCAGGGGTGCAAGCTCAAAATTGAGGATGGTAGCGGCTTTGTTCGCACCTACTATGTGGCATCCTCCGTCTGTGAGATGGGAATGCTGCGTGTAGAGTTGGAGGCGATTGACGAATGAGTGATGTTACAACCGACACCATGATGCACAGCGTAAATGCTGGCATTGCCGTTGACATCGCCGAGGAAGGTTTCGACCGTGTTTCTGCACTCCTTGCCGGGATTCCCGGCGGCGCAAACCGTGCTGTCGGCTCGGCGCTTGCTCGTGCGGCAGCCGCCGGAAAGACGGTGGCGAAACGAGCTGTGACGCAGGAGTATGCCATCAGCAGCAGCGAATTCCTCAACCGAACGAAGAACATCAATAACATCCAGAGGGCCAGCAGCGGCGAAGTGTCCATAAATTTTGGATACCGAGGCAGTGTGATTCCGCTGAGGGTTTTCGACACCAAGGTGGACCGAAACGGCCTTGTCGTTACCCGTGTGAAAAAGTCCAGTTCAAAGCAGGCTCTGAACCATGCTTTTGAAGCAAAGATGGGCTCCCACTACGGCATCTACGAACGGCAGGGCGAAAAGCGGTTTCCGGTCAAGGAACTATATGGCCCGGCCACGCCGCAGATGATGTACTCCAATGAGGCTGTCATGGATTCCATTGAGGATAAGATGGCATCTACATACGAGGAACGCATCGAGCATGAGATCTCACGAATTCTGAACGGATGGGGTGTTTGATATGACCTGTGTTGTTCTGCTAGAGCAGCTCAAAGCGTTCACCGAGGACGTCATGAAAGACCTGCTTCTCCCGGTGGCTATGCAGAAGGGCGATACCGAACAGGAGGGACGGCCTCCTGCGGTCTACCTGATGCGGCTGCCTGATAGCAAATCTGCCCAGAAAAAGGCTCCCTACATCATCCACCGCATCATTCCACTGGCTACTGAACAGCAGCCCGGCAAAGAGGAGCGCACGGTCGTTTCTGTGCGCTCTATTTTCTGCTGCTATAACCCGGATGAACAGGAGGGAGAACTCGCCCTCCTGAACATGATGGAACGGTTCCGGGTGGAACTGCTTAAAAAGCGCAAAATTGGCGGCATTGGTTCTGATGGAAAGATGCGGTACCAGTTCGCCCTTGACCTTTCTCCCGGCCACAATCTGGAAAGCCTGCCCTATGACGAGTGGTCTGGACAGTATTACGCCGGAGAGATGATTACTTATTGGAAGCTGCCGACCGTGCAGCAGACGGAGGACATCGCTTTATGGCGGTAAAGAAAGAAACCGTGGACGCCGAGCCTGCGCAGAGCAAGCCCGGCGTTTCCATTTACATCGGCCCGACCATTTTGGGCTGCATCCAGAAGAACACCATTTACCCCTGCTCGGCTGCAGATGCACTGAGCCGTGACGATGTGAAGCTGGCCACCGAGAAATATCCCGGTGTGGCCGATTTCATCATCGACATGACTGACCTGCACACCACGCCCGAACAGAAAAAGGCTCGTGGCGAAGCAATCCTTGCATTCGCACGGAAGCTCGTCAAATCCAAGTAAGGAGGATAACATACTATGGCAGATCATGGTATTAACGTCACCCGTGCCGATACCGCGGTGGCTACCCCGAATACCGCAACCAGCGGCATCCCGTTCGTCATCGGCACTGCACCGCTGTCCAAGGCAACTGGCACCGCTGCGACCGCCGGAATCCCTGTCCTTTGCACCAGCTATTCCGAAGCTGTGGAGCAGCTGGGCTATGACGATGACTGGAAGAAGTACACCCTCTGTGAGGTGATGTACTATCACTTCAAGCTGTGCCAGTGCCAGCCCGTCATCTTCCTGCCTGTCGGCGAAACCGCTGAGGCTGCCGAGGTGGCCGCTGCCATTGAACAGATCGAACTGTGCCTGACCATGTTCGGGATCGTGCCTGACCTGATTATGGCACCCGGCTTCTCCGATGATGCTACCGTGGCCGCCGGCATGGCCGCAAAGGTCGGTGCCATTAACGGGATGTTCTACGGCAAGGCGCTGGTGGACATTTCCGCAAAGACCTATACCGCAGCCGTTCAGGCAAAGAACGCTGGCACCTATGACGAGAAGACCATCGTTTGCTGGCCCAATGGCACCCTTGGCAATCTGAAATTCCACGGCTCTACCATTACTGCTGGCATTCTGGCAGAAACGGACACCGGCAACGAGGGTATTCCCTATGAGAGTCCCTCCAACAAAACCATCCATGTGGATGGCCTGTGTGATGATGATGGCGCTGTGATCAACCTGACCTACAATCAGGCAAACGTCCTGAATGCAAACGGTATCTGCACGTTCCTGAACTTCATGGGAGGCTGGACCGGCTGGGGCAACTACACCGCAGCATATCCGAAAT